CATCATACAGAAATTGAAGGGAAAATACTCCATACAGAACCAACTCAAACAAAATTATCTGGTCATTCTGGAGCACTTCAGTGGACTCCTCAGACATCTCTTATTGCTGGAGTCTCCAGATCCCAATTAAAACATTATTATCCCCAAGGTACTGTCCTTACAGTTGCATCTCCTACCAAAAAAGTACCGTTAGGAACAATGAGTCAAACAGGCCATTTTATTCCTGTTGGATTAAGAGGTGATATCAAGAAAAAAACTTTAGCACCTATGGAAATGCAGTCACCTGAATGGAAAACCATCATGCAGACTTCTGCTGGATCAGGTCTCTATGGACAAGACGTTCCAGAAGGCTACTTATATGATGACCCTCAAGCACGTGCAGTTCAGTCTGCAACTGGACCAGAAGTTGATGCTCCTCATAAAACAGGTATAGATATAGAAGAAAAGGGTATCAAGTTCTCAGGATTATCAACTCAAACAAAAAAAGGACGAATTGCTGATCCAGCACGTACTGGCGTTGTAGAGATGGAAGCAAAACAACTGATGGAGCTTGATGTTCTTGATTTGGATGCAGAAGAGACAAGATTAAGGAAACAACAAGAATTGAATCAGAAAATAATGCATGAAGGTAATAAAATCACAGGACAAACTGAAGAATCTTCCTCAGACTCAAGGAAAAAGAAATTAAACGAATTGAAGAAAAAAGGTGTAAAAATATCACATGGTGATAGACATCCTTCCAAATATATAGATGAAGGGAAAGCTCGCAGGGCTGAAATAAAACAATATTCTCCTGAACTGGAAAGAGAAGGTGTAAGAAAAGATGCATTAGATCTTGAAGGACAGGAAAGGGCTTGGGTTAGAGTTAAGGATAAGAAAGGGAGAGAAAGCTGGAAATACAGGAAGATACTTAAGTCGGACTTTATGCAATCAAAACCAGTAGAAATCATTGATAAAAAAACAGGACAAAAAAAGTTGATACAAAAAATCGACTATGAACGACATGGTAGTTTCAAGAAAGTCTCACGAGCATTGAGACGGCAAAATGTGGAGATCGAATTAGCCAATGTAAAAGAAGGTAAACCTCCTGATCAAGGGAAAAAGACCTTCTATCAAGACCCTGAAGGTAAATTCCATGTCATGGATGTTCAGGAAGCATTTGAACGGAGACAAGGTACTTTTAAAAGACCAGCTCCGCAAGTAACAGGATATAACAGGCAAGGTACTCTTGTTACTTCTACTGCACCTAAAGTTGAAGGTAATGTTGCGAGTACAAGTGCTGTTAAAGAGACGAAAACTAAAGCACAAAAGAAATGGGGTGTAGGTTCATTAAGAAGTAAACTAACCTTTGGGACAAACCTTTTTGTTCTTCCTGATGTGATTCATGCATTAAGAGTTAAGAAAGAAACTGAAAAATCAGGAGAAGAATTTAATATAGGTTCTTTTATTCCTCCTTATGCAAGAAAAATTGTTTATGGGAAACCGATTCCAAGATCATGAGCAACACTAAGACTCTTGAAGAGGCATTAGTACTTGCGGAGGCAATACAAGAGAAAAAGGATACCAATAAGGTTCTGTATTACGAACCATATGAGTATCAGTTGAATTTCCATGCGGCACGTGATTCAGGTGGTAGATTGGCACGGCAACGTCTTCTCATGGCGGCAAACAAAGTAGGGAAAACCTTCTCTGGTGCAATGGAGTTGACAATGCATGCTCTTGGAGATGCTTATCCTTCTTGGTGGAAAGGTGCAAGATTCAAAAAACCAATTAAGGCATGGGCGGCAGGTAATACTACTAATAATGTTAGAGATATAGTACAAGCAGAACTATTAGGAGAACCCGGAGATGAAGAAGATTTTGGACATGGAACTATACCAAAAGATAGAATTGTGGGTTTTGAACGTGCTCCCGGAATCCCGAAAGCATATCAGTCGGTTCTTATCAAACACTCATCAGGAAAGAACTCAAAAATCTGGTTCAAATCCTATGAACAAGGACCACAAGCATGGATGGGTAAGGCGTTGGATGTTATTTGGTTGGATGAAGAACCTCCACAAGACATTTACTCACAAGCACTCAGAGGAACGCTAAAAAGCGGTGGTCTTGTCTACATGACCTTTACTCCTGAATCAGGAATGACTCAGGTTGTGGCACAATTCATAAATGAACTTAAACCTCATCAGGCGTTATTTAATGCAACATGGGATGATGCTCCTCACTTATCCCCTCAAATCCGTGGAGAGATTCTGGCGGCATTGCCTCCGCATGAAAGAGACATGCGTTCAAAGGGTATGCCTGTCTTGGGATCTGGTCTGGTATTCCCGATTCCAGAGGATCAAATTAAAATTAAAGCCTTCCAGATACCTGAATACTTCCAACGTATCTGTGCTATCGACTTTGGCTGGACTCATCCTACTGCTTGTGTGTGGCTTGCTCATGATACTGAAAATGGTAAGTTCTACTTGTATGATATATATAAACAATCTGCTGAAACACCTGTGGTCCATGCTCATGCAATTAAAGCAAGAGGTGAATGGATTCCATGTGCATGGCCTCATGATGGAGAACAACATGACAAAGGATCAGGGAAACCACTCGCAGAGCAATACAGGAAACTTGGGATCAACATGTTGGGAAGGCATTTTGAAAATCCAGATGGTGGTATGGCAGTGGAACCGGGAATTATGGAAATCCTTCAAAAGATGCAGTCAGGTAGTTTTAAGGTTTTTGAACACTTGACAGACTGGTTTAGTGAGTACAGGATGTACCACAGAAAAGAAGGCAAAATCGTAAAAGAAAGAGATGACTTAATGAGTGCTACACGTTATGCCCTTATGTCTGCACGTTTTGGGAAATCCATCTTCATGAATATGGGTAGACCTAAAATTGCAATAGGTGCGGCAGACAAGGAATATCCCTATTTCCAAGAATGGACAGATAGGAGTCATTATGGCTTACGCTAAAGGTTCTCTCTTAACACGTAGACATAAAAAACGATCCTATTATGGGAGTATTGCTGATGTAAAAAGAAGCCAACAAGCATATGGACAAGCATCCAGCATCTATCAGGATCTTGAGAGACAAGGCCAATCTCTAGACAGAGAAAAAGGTATGTTAATGGGAGCAATGGAAGATTATACAGGTCGTGAAAATGCTCCGGGTAAATTCTATGGCGAAGGAGGACATGGAAGTAAGTTAAGAGGAATGTATGAGCCTTATACTACAAAATTAGGCTTCGCAAAGAACATGGGGCAAACTCAACAAGAAACTGGTGGATTAGACCCTTATATGGGTGATCCTAAAAATATAATGGGACTTCTTTACGAAAAAGGTTCAGAAAGTGATAAGGCAGGATTAACTCAATATGCTACTGCAAAAGGACATGGTGATGCAGTTTCAAGTGGTGATTATGGAGGAGCATTATTGCTATATGGAGGCAAATCCTATTCAGATAGAAGTAAATATAAAACAAAAGAAGACTGGACTAATCTACAAAAATCCCTTATGGGTGATAAAATGGGCATAGCCTATGAAGGAGGAAGGTGGAAAACGAAAGAAGCACGAATGGGAAGATGGGAATCTCTTAAAGGAGGTTTTTTGAATTTATCATGGATAAGTGCATGGAACCCTTTTGCAAAGTGGACTGAAACAAAAGACATCCATGATCGTATTATGGGTGCGGCTTCATCTCGTACAAAGTCTACATCAGGATATAAGTTCTCCTCAATAGATAAAAGTATAAGTGATGTAGAATCAGATATAAGTAATATAAGTGCTTTTAAACAAGGTAAAGGTTATCAGGACTTCTTAGGAAGTTATCAGTCTGAATATGGAGGATTCAAACAAGCAAAGTCTGCATATGAGTCCTTCATTGAAAAAGGTTCTGATTATGACCAGATGAAGACACGTAGACAAAAGGCAAAAACTCAGTATACACTTGCAGGAAAGAATCTAAGAGAATCTCAGATGCGTTCTCAGACTGCATACAAGGATTTTAAAGGAATGCAAGGTGGTATGTCACAAGGTATGGGACTTGAGTATCAACACAGACAAGCAGGTTTTGGATATGGTGGAACAGTATAAGGAGGTGAAATGGGGAATGCATTAGATTGGAATTGGGAAACAGCTTTTGGAGGTGCAAATTGGCAAGACCGATTTGGAATTGGAGGGAAAGGTTCTAGTACTCCTTTCTTAGATTGGATGAATCATTACCTTAAAGTAGGGACAGACTATGAAGGATCAGGGCAGTTAACAAAGGTATTTCATAATACAGAACGATGGTATAAAGAAGATGTTCTTGAGAATTGGAATAAAAATATAGGTGGTGAGAACTGGCAATATCGAATGGGTTTAAAGGATCGCCCTAAAGATGAAAAAGCACAATACAAAGACCCCGAAGGTTCAAGTATAATTGAAG